CAATTGGTAAGCTTTAAGGCTTTTTAAATTAGGGTTGGATTAAAAGGCTTCCTAATCTAGGGAACCTTTTTATATTAGTCCTAACCCAATAAAAAAAGCCTTAAAGCTTACCAATTGCCTAGTACTTCCTTAAGTAACGCGGTTAACTCGTCGTTAAGTTTTGGGAAGTAAGCGGTTTCCACTAGGGCAAACTCAGAGAATTGACCTAGTAAGTAAGCTTCAACGGCTCTAGCAAAAATTTCAGACCGCTGTAAATAGTAGCTACTGTTAGTAGTTCCTTTGCTTAGTAAGTAGTCTCTATAAGTTCCTACGGTTTCTTTAGATATTCTACCACTAATGCCATCATGTAAGTGGTCTAGGTAGTGACCTACTTCGTGGACAATAGCCCCTATAGTATGCCGATTAACGCTAATTAGTAGCCTTGAACTATCGTAGTAGGCGACTGATCCTCCGTTTCCTCTAGCACCAAAAGCCCAAGAAAGTCGTGATAAGCTAGGTAGGTTCTTTTTGTTCCAAGTTCTTAAGAAAGTTGCTAGCTCTTTTATGATGTAGCCTCTTTCCTTGTCTGTTACAGAGTTTCCAAACTGAACAGCCTTACAGTGAGCTTTAAGGTATTCGGTATCGGTTTCTATGGTCTTTGATTGTTCAAAATTTGACCACTTGAATGTTTTGCCTTTTTCTTCGGTGAAAGAAGCCTTAGGCTTTAGTTTCTTTCTTTGGGCATAAATATAATGCTGAAAGCCCCTCGAAGTTTGCTTAAAAAGCCATAGGTCTTTAGTAAGCTTATTTGAAGCCTTCAAGATAGCCCTATACTCTTTTAGGGATTCTGTAGTGCTTTCTTTTAGTAGTTTACGTAAGTAGCCCTCTGTCTCGTTTAACTGAATACCAAAGGATAAGAAAAATTTTTCTTTTAAAATCGCTTCTACCATAGGTAGGCTAGGCGAATCTTTTAGTATTTCAGTCTTTAAGGCTAAGTTTAATTCCTTTAGCCTTTTGTTTGATGCTCTTCTTTTTTCCTTTTCTTCGTTGGTCTCATACGTATCAAAGCGGTGCCTATGAGCTCCGTAAACATCTAGCCCTAAATTAGGGATAGTTGAAGGTCTTGCGTTATAGTGTTTTATTTCTTGTGTTTCCATAGTTTAATTCTCCTTAAGGTTAAAAAGGCATAATTGCCTATAACTCTAACTATAGTCTAAGTAGTGTCACTAAGTCAAGAAAGAAATCTAAAAAAAATCTAAGAAAGTAAAAAAAACTACCCCATTGATGGTTGAGATGATGAAAAGAAATCTCACCCTCTAAGCTATTACCCTTTTAAAGCCACAGAAACGCCCCTAGAAGCTTAGAACTAGCTTAAGGGTAGGGTAGGGTATAGGTTAAAAGAGAAAATGCGTTATAGGGCTATTTTGTGGCTTATAGGGTAAAACAGTAATTTAACCCCTACCCAGTAATTTAAAATGGAATTTAAATTTTAATACCCCCTAGCCTTAGATTGAAAAAGAGAAGCTTACCTTAGTCAAATTAGCCTAACGAAATTGGGAAAAATGAATAAAATTGAATTTAATTTAGATGGATCTGCAATTCTATCGAATCTCAAAGAAGAATTTAAAATTGATTCGCATGAAATTATAAAATATCCTAAAAAAATAAAATTTATCGACGATTGGAATGAGATTGATTCTTATTTGAATGATTATATAAGCGATTATTTATACCCTGATTATAATTTTTTCGAATTAAAATCAGAATTAGAAAATTATATATTAGAATTATATCGAGATAATGACGAATATCGCTACGATAAAGTCGAATTTGATCGATATGAATTTTTTAAGGCATACATGGAAAGAAAATACAAATATTTAAATAAATGCATTAAAAATTTAAATGATGAAAATGAAGTCAATCAAATTAAATCCATAATGGAATCGATTGAGAAGAGACAAGATAAGTTTAACCTGTATTTACCCTAGTAAAATCAATAACTAGGAAAATTTAAGGGGAGTCTTTTGGCTCCCCTTTTTTTTTTACTGTACCACTGCGGGACATCTTCCGTAAACTTTACCCAAAGTAAAACAGCGTTATAGGTTTTTAAGAGTGTAAGGTTTTTTAACGTTTATTCGCTTACCCGCTCATTTACTCGCATACATACACACTCACTTACTCACCCACACACACTTACCCACCTTCCTAAGCTTTAGAATGAATGTTCGTTTTAGCGGGTAGTTTTTTATGCCAAGTTTCTTAGTTTGCTTCTGATTTCTGAGTTAATTTAAGTAGTTAAATGGTTTACTGCACTAGAATTAGAAAACTAGTGCAGTTTGGGAAGCAAGAATCATACCAAAACACTGTTTTAGCGGGGACTAGATTTAGGACTAGGACAGGACAGATTGGACAGATTAGGGTAGTGATTTCTTAAATTAATTTGGGTACTTATGTTATTAGGATAGAATGAGTACTCGTTCTAGTCACCTCCCCTATTAGCAAGAATCATGCCAATTTTAGTATCCCTATTGGGGTAGGATTTGTAGGATTAGATTGATATTAACCCATTGGGGTCAGGGGAGGGGTGAGGGGGGATTGGGGACTCCCCCAAACAGAGATTTTTTATTTTTTATTCTGACACTATCGCCTGAGTTAGATTTTGGTTTTATTTTTTTCTTGGTAGGTATTCTAGTGTCACCTTGCCTAAGTTTTTCTAGTACCGAGCTAGCGAGGTACTAGTTAGTTAAGTGTAATTATTTAATATTAACTTCCTTATATATTACTTATTTAATTAGTTTATATATTATTTAAGGGATAACCTCTCTGAGAGAGGGAACTGAGCAAGACCAAGCCATTACTAACTAAAATAAAAAAAATTAGTTAGTTTGTACTTGGCTTTTAACTTAAAGGTTAACCCCCCGTCGGTCGGTCACCTCGCAGTAACTTCTTTGAACTTCTAGTTTTATACTAGAAGCCAGGCAGGAAATCCTATACTCCCGTTTAATCAAAGCCCTCGCCAAAAACTATTAGGTTTTTGGGACTCCGCAAGGAAGAGACCAAGTTACTAGCTACCTCTTCCCATGTAGGTTGCTGTCGACGCAGAGCCTACTCACTTAGCTTTTTAAGGAACTGCTCAATCCTAGATTTTAAACCACAAGTCTTTAAGACTCAGAGTTTATTTTACAAGAAGCAAATCTTAACTTCTCAACAACCAAAATCTTAGGGGTTGTGTATGTAAGTGTTAATCTACTTAAAAATTTTCTAATTGTCCACCCTTTAATATTGACACTAAACATAAACTTATGTCATTATCATTTTATGGCTAATAGGGCTCATTACATGTACAACAAAGAAATCGTTAGGATAACTCTTAGACTGGATAAAACCATTCACTCTAAACTTAAGAAATTAAACTATCGTTCTATAAACGAAGCTATAAACATACTTTTAGATAAAGCTTTAAAACAAAATAACTAATGCTAACCTTAAACCAACTTGTTAATATTTCTTCTATAAGTGAGCGAATTAAAAGATTTAGAAAACCGTATAACCCTATTGGAGTCTCAAATGCTTAATGAGTTACGTCATATAAAAACTTCTATGGACACTTTCTCATTAAAGTTAGAACATATCTTAGCTTTACACTTAAAAATCATTTATTGGTTATTGGCTGTAATAACAATAACCTTAGTGGGGGTTAAGGGTGTTGAGCAACTTATAAAACTTGGAGGTGCATCATGAAATTACTTAAAAAAATTGATGGATGGAAATCCATTCTTTCTTACATAGGAATAAACCTAAGTTCAGGTTCTTTTTTACCTATAGAAGCCATTAGTGAAGCCGTAGCTAATCCAACAGCAAATTCTATTTTTAACGCTGTAGTTCATGTAGGATTAGCCTTAGGACTAACACACAGAGCAATTAAAAATGTTAAGTGATAAAACACTTTTAGTCTTAGAAGGGATTCGTAGGAGGCTAATTCAAGAATTAGAGCTTGATGATATTCCTTCTGAGTACTTAATTGCTCAAGCAAAGAAAATACAAAAAGAAAAACTAGAAGAAATAATTGGGGGATGTTTAAAATCTCTTAATAATACAGAATTAGAGGAGTTAATTAAATTTTATGAAAAAGAAGAGCAAAAAGAAAAAAGGGTGTTAAGTCAAGTACCTCCGACTAAAGTCGGGGGCTTGTAAGGAGTACGGCTTTGTCAATCGGAAACTACAAGGCGCTGGGAACAGCGAGAAAGACTAGGGTGGCCAAGCAACACGGTGTCCGTGGGGCGTTTGAAGGCAACTGAACCAACTGGGCGTGACAGCCCAAGGCACGATGCGGATGCTTCCCAAGTCTGCATCTTATGCGTTGGTCAGTCCCGAAGGGATGGACATACTCCAAAAGGAGGCTTAACGCATGTTTGTACCTGTAATTGATCGAGACAATAGGCCGCTGATGCCTACGACACCTTCTCGGGCGAGGCGATGGATTAAGAGCGGGAAAGCGACACCGTTTTGGAAACGGGGAATATTCTGCGTGCGGCTGAATATTGAACCCTCTGGTCGGGAAGTTCAGAAAGTGGTTACGGGCGTTGACTCGGGCTCCAAGAAAGAAGGCATTACAGTCAAATCGACAGCTCATACTTATCTCAACCTCCAAGCCGATGCGGTCACTTGGGTCAAAAACCACGTTGAACAGCGCCGCCAGATGCGCAGGAGCCGTCGCTTCCGTAAAACTCCCTGCCGTCAGCCGCGTTTCAACCGAGCAAGAGGGGGAATTTCACCCTCCACCAAAGCCCGTTGGCAATGGAAGCTCAGACTGTGTCGGTTTCTCACCAAATTCTATCCCATTTCCCTCTTCGTCGTTGAGGACGTCAAAGCTAAGGCGAAGGGTAAGAGAAAGTGGGATGTGCACTTTTCCCCGCTTGAGGTTGGGAAACAATGGTTTTATCAGGAACTGAGCAAGCTCGCTCCTGTAATAACTAAAAGTGGCTGGGAGACCAAACAGCTCCGAGATGCTTTGGGCTTAAAGAAAATCGGCAAGAAAACTGCGGAAGTCTTCGAAGCCCATTGTGTGGATTCTTGGATTTTGGCGTATGCGAAGGTAGGTGGGCACACTCAACCAGACAATACCCGTCTTATTTGCGTAACACCACTTCGTTTTCATCGTCGTCAGCTTCATCGTTTACAACCAAACAAGGGTGGAGTGCGCAGGCTCTATGGCGGCACCCTAAGCTTGAGGCTCAAGCGCGGCAGTCTAGTCAAACATCCCATGTGGGGAGTTTGTTATGTGGGAGGATTTCTTAAAAATCGGATCAGCCTGCATAGGCTGACGGATGGCCAAAGGTTGTGCCAAAATGCCAAGGTGTCTGAGTGCAAGTTTTTGACTTATTCAAGCTGGAGGACGCGGCTCCTCCCCTGTCTGAAGACAGAGGTTTCCGCCGCGGAAGGTTGCTAAATGAAAAGCCCGTTTCCTTCGGACAGAAAAGTAACAAATGAGCAGTGGGGGATTTATTCTGCTAAAATCTTTAACGACATTGTCGTTCATGGTCTTAAGGAACACGAGGTAGTTCAAAAATACAAAGACGAAATGCCTCCTGAAGTTTTAGTAACTATCTTTAGGAGGCAAGACCTTAAAAAATCAGTTAAACATCATTTAGAGTTAGTAGAAAAAGAATTTTTAGAAGTAAATCTTCCCTTAATCTTAGAAGCTAAAGCCTTAGCATTAACAATAACTCATAAAAGACTAGCTGATATTCTTTCTAACACAGAACTTTTAAACAATCTTTCAGTAGCAGACTTAAGAAGTTTAGTTTCTCAAGCTAAAGAACTAAACGAGATGATAAGACTTGAACAAGGTCAATCAACAGAAATCGTAGAACACAGAAACTTAGACAAAGAAACCATTTTGGCTTTAATAGAGGAGGCTAAAAGTGACCCAGTCCTTAACGGACTACCAGATACAAGCTCTTCTTAAGCATAAAGAAACTATTGGTAAGTTTCATGCATTTCTTAAAGCTACAAACACTTATCCACACGAAGGGCAATGGAAAGTAATCTTAGCTTTTTTTAAAGAGAAAAAAACTCGTCTCTTTGTTCAATGTGGAAGAAAGTGGGGTAAATCTTTTTGTGGTTTGTATATAGCTTGGAGGTTTGCCCTAGAAAATCCAAACTCTTTAACTTACATCATAGCTCCTACTAGGGTTCAAGCTGGTCAAATCTATTGGCAGCCTAAAAGACTTCAAACTTTTGGTCCTTCGGAGTTTTTAGATGATTCACTAAAATCTGAGTTTACTATCTACTTTAAAAACTCTTCTCAAATCATTCTTGGTGGTTCTGATAAAGCTCAAGCTCTAAGAGGTATTACTCCTGACTTACTCATCTATGATGAAACTAGAGACATAGACGAAGAATTTGATAACGCTATGCGCCCTAACCTTGCTGCTAAAAACGCAAGTATGCTTTCTTTCTCTACACCTCCCGACAAAGAGTGTCATTACACAAGAATGAGGGATTTTTGGTTAAAGCAAGTAGCTAAAAACGACCCCATCTACTTTTACATAGAAGCTCCCACGTCAGCTAATCCACTAATAGATAAAAAATTCTTAGAAGAAGAAAAGCAAAGACTATCAGAAACAGGAAGACTAGCTGAATATGAACGAGAGTACGAAGGTAAATACATTCCCGGTGGTGCTAGTGCCGTTATTCCTATGTGGCATAAGTACAAAGATAAAATAATTAAACCTCATCACCTAATTATGAAAATGATTGAGGGTGAAAAGAAAAAATGGGACTTTTACACTTTCTCAGATCCAGCTCAATCTTGTTTTGCTGTTTTGTTTGTTGCTCATAACCCTTATACGTCTCAGCTTTTAATCTTAGATGAAATCTATGAACTAGATAGAATGAAGACCCATGCTTCTAGGATTTTTCCTGTAATTCAAGAAAAGTGCTTATCTATTTATGACAGAGACGACCTTTGGTCTCATTACTATGACCCTGCTGAAAGTTGGTTTCAGGTTTCTGTTTATGACATGTTTGATGTTTCTTTGTTAGCCGTTAAAAAACGAGGAGTCAAATCTCCTGAAAGGGTTTCTTTAATCAAAGACATGATTACAACCCCTAATACCTTCTTTGTCTCCGATAGATGTAAAAAATTTGATTGGGAAATATCTAATTGGTGCTACAAAGAAGATGGAACCCTTCCTGATAAAGACGACCACCTAATTGATAACTTCTTTTATGCAATTGAAGTTACCGCCTTCTCTGTTAGACCTGAAGTAGACAAAGAACTATTCCCCCTTGAAGATGGGGAAGAATTTGAAAAAGACACTGGAACTTTTGAGGACTTTATGAAAGAATTAGTCCTTAAACAAGACGCCTTTGCTTTTATGGATAAATAGCCTATGACACAAACACCTCCAATCTTCTACGTTGACGTCCTTTCCCAAGCTGCCATTAAAGCCCTCTCAGATTGGATACCAATGCTAGCCGAGATGAAGGCTGAAATAGCCTCTCTAAGCCACAAAATTGACCTATACGAGGCGAAAATAGAAGAGCTTGAGTCTAAGGTAGGACAAAGCCAAGAAAACGCCACAGAAACGATTTTTGGGCGTAAGGCTTACTATAAAAAACTAGCTGAAGAGGTAGAAGACGAACTTATTAACGGACCTAAAGTAGCTTAATATGCAAAACCTAGCCCTAGAACAGTACATAGCAGACGGAAGAAAAGCCCTAAAACCCATCTGGTGTGAAAAAGACTGGAAAAGTAAAACAACGTTTGTAAAATGGTTTTTAGGCAATCTCTCAGCTTTAGAAGAAATTCATGAATCTAGGATAGTATCTCAACAAAACTATCTTGCTTGGTATCTTGGGTGGTATGACTCTAACCTTGAGTATCGTCTAATTAGACCAACCAGAAGAAACTATAGCTTAGCCGACTACTCTGTCCCTACAATGATAAATCAACTCTTTTTCCTTACAGAAGCTTCTGTAGCTAAAGAATCCCTTCAAAAACCTACTTTTGAAGTTTTACCTAGCAATGTAGAAGAATCAGGAGACAGGTTATCTTCTAGGTCAATGAAACCACTCCTTGATGCTGTTGCAAGAAAAAATAACTCAGAAATCCTTTTCCAAGAAAACTCAAGAAGAACTAAAGTCTTTGGAGAAAATTACATCTATGTTGGCTGGGATAAAGATTTTGCTACTTTTGATGACTCTGGAAACACTATTATTGGCGATGTTGTTATTCGTGCTATAGAACCTTATTACGTCTTATACCCAACTAGAAAAAGCTGGGATGAAGTCGAATATGTAACCATACTTTGGGATGTTCTTAATAAAGAAGAAGCTGAAAAGATATATAAAGTTTCCTTAGAAAAAGATTCTACTAACACAGTTTATGGCTTTCAAAGACCAGATACTCCAACTAAAACTGCTGATGAAGTAGTAGTCTATAAATTCTTCCACAAACCTACTGCTTATGTCCCTAATGGTATTGTAGCTACCATTATTGGAAATAAAGTCGTTGAGTTTAATACAGAAAAATATCCTTATGACCATAAACAACTTCCTTTAGTTAGAAGAACTGATATTGATGTTCCCGGAAGCGTATTTGCTGAATCTGTTTATCGTTGGGCAGTTCCTATTCAACACCAAATAAACAAACACTACTACCTAAACTCAAGAGCTATTCTTCTAGCAAGCCATCCTAAGTGGATGATGTATAAAGGAGCTTGTGACATTAAATCTCTAGGAAATGCTGCAACTATAGTCCAAGTTAAACCCGGAATGGGTTATCCTCAGCTAGCCGTTTTTAACTCCATCTCCCAAGATAATCTTCAGCTTCTAAGTTTATATGAAAGAAATTTACAAATAGTTTTTGGTATTCAAGGCGTTTCTCTTGGAACTCCTCCTCCGGGTTCAAGAAGCAAGAACATGCTTGATTTTTATGCAGAAGAAGAAAGACGAAGAAATTCAACTCAACTAATCAAACACAATGAATGCATCAGACAAGTCTTTCAATTAGCCGCTTCTGTTGTTGGTTCTTACTATCCAGTAAATCCTGAAAGGATGGTTAGAATTCTTGGTAATGATGCTAATTGGGAAATTAGAAAAATTGGAGACTTTAGATTCTCTTCAGAGTATGAAGTCATTGTTCAAAACTCAAATGGATTCTCTGATTCTATTCAAGGAAGAATGGAAGAAATTGAAAAACTTCTTCAAATGTTTCCCGGTTCCATATCTCCTCAACAAGCCTTTAATATTTTGCAATATAAAATACCTGAAAAGTATTACGACATTGTGACAGTAGCTCTTAAATCTGCTCAAGCAGAAAATGAAATGTTCTTAGATGGAAATCTTTTACAAGACCCTGATATTGGAGAAGACCATTTAGTACACTTAGAACAACATTATTTACTTCTTCAAACTAGAAACTACAAAGAAGACACTCAACTTAGAAAAGAATACTTTGAACACCATATTGGAGTTCATGAAATGGTTTTATATGATAAAATTCAAACTAACCCAATGTTAGGTGAAATGGTAAAAAGCAAATTCCCATATTTCCCAGTATTCTTTAGACCAGAACCAGAATTGCCACCGCCACCACCACCTATGCCAAATGAAGATTTATTAAAACAACAAGAGCCACCTCCTCAAAATGGTGTACCTCAAGAAAAAATGAATATGATTAACCAATAAGGAGTTTATTATGGATAGATTAACAGAATTACAAGCAGAAGCATTTAGAATCATAAGATTCATAGAACAAGCACAAGTTAAACTTCAACAAGTAAATAAGGAGATAAATGAGCTTGAAAACGCTATTAACAGCAAAACAGAAGAAAAAAATAGTGAGCATCAAGGGTCAAGTACTTCCGACTAAAGTCGGGGGCTTGTAAGGAGTATGGCTTTATGAGTGAAGAAGGAGCTATTACAGAAACCGACACAGGAACTAATACAGAAACTAATACAGAAACTGATACGGAAACTACAGAGAAAAAGAAGGTTAACTTTGATAGTCCTCTTCCTTTTATGAGTCCTGAAGAGGATCAAGCTTTAGAATCTCAAGAAAAAGAGACTAAAGATAATACAGAAGAAGAAAGTCCAGAAGAGAAAAAACCTTCTGATTGGGATGATTCTCCGCCTGAAGTTGAAACATTGATGTTTAACAATGAAATCTATGAAGTCCCTAAGAATTGTACTGTTCAAGTAAAAGTAGCGGGGAAGCTTTATGATATTCCCTTAGAAGAACTTAAAAGTAATTATGCTGGAAAGCAGTATTACGATAAAAAACTCTCTGAAGTAGATTTAAAATCCAAGCAGGTTCAAAGAGAAAAAGAGCAAATAGAAGCAATTCTTTCTAACTATTCAAGGCTTTTAGCTGATGACCCTATATCAGCTTTAAGCTTAGGGTTTGAGGCTTCTGGGCTAGATGAAGAAGCCGCTTTAAGAAAAGTTTATGCCACCATAATAAAAGAAGCGGCTAATTTTGTTAAGATGGATGAGCAAGCTCAAGAAGCTTTTTTAGAAAAGAAACTTCTTAATAGAAAGAGAAATCAAATTGAGGGCGAAAAAAGAAAGCTAACCCAAGAGAGAACTCAAGCTGAACAAGAAAGGTGGATTTCTTCTGAACTGCAAGCTAGAGGCAAGACTTGGCAAGATTTTGCTAACGCTTTTGAGACCTATAACCGTATTGCAGAGCAAAACCCTGTTTTAAAACTAGACCCATCTTCTTCTATTGAAGAGCAAGCAAAAAGGGTCTTGTCTTTTATGGATGAATCTGAGAAATTTATACAAGTAGCTTCTATAGCCGAAAAGTATCAAGCACCTGAAGAGGTTCTCTTTGATGTGTTTGATGTGATTAAGGCTAATAAGCTTGACCCTAGTGACGCCGATTATTTTTTTAGGGAGTTATTAGGGAAAAGAGACCGAAAGGCGGAGAAAGCTTCTCCTAAACCTAAAGCGGGACCTCAAAAAGAAACAAAACCTTCTGAGGAGGAGGAATGGAGAAAGAGACTTAAGGAGTCCTTAAAGTCTCCACTACCATTTAT